CTTGACTTCTCAAGTACGCCGACGCCGCTGAGGCTCGAGCTGAGTCCGAAGAGAAGTCAAGCAGATCCTCGAGCGGCGCGGCCAAGGCAATTCAGGTGATGAACCCAAGGCTGCGGGCCCAGATAGATCTAGTTAAGGATCTGACCAGCAAGGTCACCGCTGCTGGCAAGGCGCTCCAGTCGGCCCGCGACGACATGAATAACTGGATCTCCAGCATGTCGCAAAGCATCCTCTCGGGCATCAACCTTGGCGCAGCATTTGATCAGATGGATGACGTCAACCAGGCGGGCGAAAAGATCGGCGTAAGCCTGCTTGAAGGTTTCCAGAAACAGATCGACCAGGCTGGCATATTCGGCGCCTACCTGAAGCAACTGAACTCCGAGGGTGGCCCGGAACTCCGGGACGCCGTGGCCGCCCTCGGCCCCGAGGCAGGCAACCAACTCGCCAAGGAAATCATCGACAAGGGCCTCATCAAGACCATGCAATCAAAACTGGTCGACGTGCAGAGCATGGCCGAAACCACCGCAGCCGAGATGGTCCCGCCCATGCTGGTCGCTGGTGTGGCCTCAGCTGCGGGCTATCTGATGACAATGCAGGCCGAGCTCGATGAGTCCAGCGCACTCCTGGCCGAGATGGGCCGCAAGATGGGCGCGACTTTGACGGAGGCCATGGTCAAGGAAATCAGGGACGCGCTGGCGGCTGCGGGATTTGCCTCGATCAACGCCAACGCGACCATGGCTGGGGCGCCGACGCCTGGCATGGATCAGGCGCAACTGATTGCCGGTAGCCCGCTACTGAACGGAACCGCGATCATGCAAGCGATCCAGCGGGCCATATCAGATTCAGATCAGCGGCTCGGTCGTACTGGGCAGGTCGTCCTACAATGACTAGCCCAGTAACGCACATCATTATCGGGGGCGTCAGCCTCGACCTGGCCGACGTTGAATACCAGATTTCAGTCACTCACGGTCGCAACGACATCAAGTCGCAGCCCGAGGCCTCGACCGCAGTCATCGCCCTCAGAGGCTCGGAAGGCGTAGCGATCGACCTGGCCGCGACAGTCGATATCACGACCTACGGCTTCCGAAGGTTCACCGGCGAAGTAACCGACCTAGCCATTACTCACTTGTCCTCGACCCCGCCGACAGCCATCACCACGATCACCTGTATCGGCAACCTCTCAAACCTGGGCTCCAGGATCACCGGCGCATCCGGCTACGCCTCAGAGACTGTCTACTCCAGGGCCGAGGAAATCCTGACCGACTCAGGCGAAACCTTCCTAAACGGCGGCACAACGAGCCTCGAGCTCTACGCGGTATCGGCCGGCAACGCACAGCCCCAGACCTGCCTCGACGGCCTTCAGGCCCTCGCCGAATGGTCAGGCGGCACCTACTTCGACACCCCCGAGGGCTACGTCGTATTCGAGTCCTACGGCAACCGCGGCTCTACCGCTTTTCCGGGAGCCTGGGGAGCCCAGATAAACACTTGGGCCGATGCCGAGGCCAGTTGGGACTCGTACCCGTCGACTATAGCAGCGACTAGCCTGCCCAGTAATGGCGTCATTTTCACCCCAGCCTGGACCCAGAATCAGGTCTCAATCATTAACGACGCCACGGTCAGCCATGGCAGCAACCCGTCATATCACCAGGCGACGGACGCGACCTCCATCGCCACCTATGGCCGCCGGGCCTTGACCCTGGAAACAGGACTAAAGGCCAACGCTGACGCGATTAGCCGGGCGAACGCGATACTCCTGGCCCAGGCGTACCCATTGTGGAACCTCGGTAACATCTCGATTTACGTCGATCAGCTGACGGTCCCCGAGCGGGATCAGGTTCTCGCGCTGATCTCAGGCTCGAGCGTCCTAGTCAATGACCTACCTCAGCCTGCGCCCTTCGAGCAGTTCCTCGGCCTAATCGAAGGCTGGTCCGAGACCTACACGCCCGGTCAGCACATCCTGACGCTTTCCATCTCAGACCCCCGATATTCCTACCAGACAGTTACCTGGGAAGACGTCTCCCCGACGCTACAATGGGGCGACGTAGATCCGACCATAATCTGGTACAACGTAGTTACCGCCGACGACCTAATCGCAGCCTAGGAAGGGCACAGCATGGCAACCACTACAGGAGGCACGACCTACGTCACCTCGACGGATCTCGTAGCCGACTACCCCACGGCCTCCCTGGCCCTCGCTAACCGAGTCGACGTCGTGGCGTCCGGCGGCCCAGTCCTAGTTAAGACCGCCGGGTACACGATCACCGTGGCCGACATCCTGAGCGGCAATAAATTCCTCTACAATTCAGCCTCACCGGGCACGTTCACTTTCCCGACGGCAAGCCTCGTCGACGGCATGGTGATTCAGGTTGCCCAGATCGGCGCGGGAGCCTTAACCGTCAGCGGGGGCACCATCGTCGGCACGACGGTCACGACCGCCCAATACCAATCTTTGATGTTCGTTTACGTCGCCTCGGGGACGTCTTGGTACTCAGTCGCCCCACCGTCAACGACCCCGGGGCTTGCGATTGTGACTCCAACGTCTATTGCCAACAGTGGAGGGACAGCAACTCTATCGGGTGCAGCCGTGACATACACGGGCGTAAACTCAGTAAGCCTCAATGGCGTCTTTACAAGTACATACTCTAATTACCGTATTGTTCTACGTCCCACGGCCGTTTCTGCCAATGACATCGTGATATCGTTTAGATTAAGGGCAGCCGGAACCGATGCGTCAGGAACTGATTACGCGACACAAAGAACGGTAAGCACTAGCACGTCGGTGACTGGAGCCGTATCGGCAGCGCAAACAAGCGGAAGATTGTTGTTTAATACTAACCTGTATGGAACTTATGGCGCGGTAACGGCAGACATATTTGGCCCACAATCCGCGATTTCAACCATCTACACATATACCTCTCACTACCTCGATAATGCCTCAAACAAATACGTTGAAACAACAGGCGGAAGCCACAACCTAGCGACCTCGTACGACGGTCTAACGCTGTTACCAAGTTCCGGGACCATGACAGGCACCGTTCGTATCTATGGCTACAACAACGGATAGAGGATTACCATGGCTGACGTTATAGAGACCGACTACACCACAGAACCGCCTACGGTTACCGAACGCGACTTCACGCCCGAAGAAGCTGCACAGATCGAGGCCGACGCCAAGGCAAACGCCGCCGCTGAAAAGGCCAAGGCGAAAGCCGACGCCGCAGCTGCGACGGCCCGCGCCGACGCGATAGCACACGCCAAGAGCCTCGGCTTCACCGACGCGATGATCGCCGTCATGTACCCAGGGCTCGCATCATGAGCGAGATTCAGGCCGAGGAAATTGGGCAGGCGCTAGAGCCGGTCGAGGAGCCCAAGAAGCGCACAGCCAAGAAGGCCACGCCCAAGCCGACTAGCTCAACGGAACGCGCCCGGGCAATCGTGCTCGAGCGCCTCAAGAATCGTTAGTTTGGGCCATGCAGTGGACAGATGTCGTCGGCGTAGCGGTCGGCGTAATAACCATTTTCGCCGCAATCCTTGCCGGCCTTTTCTGGCTCATTCGGTCAGTAGTCCGGCAAGAAATCGAACGCTACACAAAGACCATTCAGCCCGGCTACCGCAACGGCGGCTCCAGCCTGGCCGACATAGCGGCGAAACTCGACGACCTCGCAAGTCGGCTCTAGGACAGGTGGTAAGTCATGGGTAAATGGCTGGCGGTTACTTGGGAAGGTACGGTCGCTAAAAGCCTCGCAGGAGCCCTCCTCGGGGCCTTAGGCTCATGGCTTGCCACCTCCAACGTTCACCCCCTGATCGTGGCTCTAGGGGCCGCAGGCATCCCCGTCCTAATGAACGCCCTCAACCGTGACGACTACCGCTACGGCATAAACTCGAGGCCCCACGTCGACGACACAGCCACAATGCCCGAACTAGAAATCGAGGGGGAGTAATGGCCCGGCTAGTTGCCGGAGGTGTAACCCTTCGCAATCAGGTGAATAAGCGCTGGCCCAAGCGTGACAAGCGCTCGGACGGGTGGATCGGCGATA